CTTACCTTGAATGCGAGATTGAATTATTGCAACCTCCGGTTGTTGTTTTGCTTGGCAGTCAAACTGTCCGACATTTTATTCCTGATTTTAAAGGTAAAGCGTCCGACCAGGCCGGGCATGTTGTCTATAATGCAAAATATGATTGCAATCTGGTTGTCGGATTTTCACCAGGCGAGATTTACCATGATAGCGACAAACAAGCCAATATGAATGATGTGTTTTTAAAAGTAGCAGAATTGCTTGCCTGATTTTATTCCAATTTAAAGAGTGAAAGTTTTGACATGCCAACAACGATTACAATCAAACAATTTCTTGACCCGGACAAGCTAAAGGTTGATCTGGCTTTTTCCATTAATGATTTATCAACAGCCATGATGGAACAATCAGCCATTTTGGCCTATTATGGTGTTTTAGCTGCCCAAGCGGCCAAACAGGTTGATATATTGAAACTGGCTTTAGAGAACAAAGAAGCGGCACTTTATCAACAAGAGCGTAAACTGGCGGCAGCCAGTGGCGAAAAACTTACCGAAACCATGCTGGAAAAACGCATTGCCGCCAATGTAGGAATTATTAAGCTTAAGATTGACTTGAGCGAGGCCAAGCGCATTGAGGCAACAACCAAAATCGCGGTGGAGAGTTTTCGCCATCGCCGCGACATGCTGGTTCAATTGGGATTGATTGAGCGCGAAGAAATGAAAGGCGAGTTGCGCATTATGGCAAAGCAGGATGCGCAAAACGCTGTTGATAACGCTAAAGCCCGCGAGCTTGACCGGTTACGCAATCGCAATAACGAGCATTAAGCGCAATAACATTTCCCTCATTTATCCTGAAAATTTCCAATGTGCTTTTCGCTATAAATAACAAGAGCAGCATTTAATGCGCTCAAAACAAAAGTCACGAAGCAAAACATCAAAGCACAAACGACTTAACTTAAAGGATAAAGAACATGGCACTCTCCCCCGCATTACGCGCCAAAGTTGCACAATCAAAAGCCCGTTATCAAACCAATAACTCAAAAACGACCAAGCCAAAAGAAGGCCGCAATCAATATCGTATTCTTGCGCCAACCCATGAACAAGCTGCTTGGGTTAATCCCAATGACGGCCAATGGTGGGCTGAACTTGGCGTTCACTGGATCAAGGCAGCAGAAAATGCCAAGCCACTTGCTGTTGTTGGTGATCCAGAAACCACTTTTGGCGAACCAGGGCAGCTTTCTGCCGTTATTGAAAAGGCGATTGCCAACGCAACAGACGAGGATAGCAAGAAACTCTACGAAAGCTGGCGGACTAGAAAGTCTATTCTGCTCAATGTTATTGACCGCAGCGAAGGAGACAAGGTAACGGTGCTTGAATTGTCACCAACGACCTTTGCTAAAGTCTTGGAACAGATTGAGGAATATGATGAAGCCGATCAGGACATTACCGATCCGGTCAATGGATTGGATATTGTTGTCACCAGAGTTGGCAAGGGCTTGAATACCGAATATTCGGTGATGGTTGCGCCAGTGAGTGCCAAAAATCCGCAAAGACCTGTTACAAAAGAACAAATGGCAGAAGCTGTTGACTTGCTCGCCTATATTCGCTCCAATTTCTTCCGAGGTGAAGAAAAGAAAGCACTAGCGGCAGTCTCAAACATTGCGGGTATTGCAGTGCCGGCGGCAAAAGCAACGCTTAATCTATCAAGCACCGCCGTCTCAAATGCGGCGGTGACTTCGCAAGTGACAGCGCTGAAACAACAGGCGCAAATAGCGGCACAGCAGCATCAGCAACAGATTTTGGCCGAAACCACAGCTACAACGACTGCCGCCATCACAGAACCTACTCCAATGACAACCGCCACTTCTCTTTCGCCAGAGGAAGAAGATAGTGTGCTGGCGGAACTCAATAGTTTGGTATCATGAGATAACCACCCGTTTAGCATCCGTGTTCGTCTGTTCCTCCTTGCACGGATGCCACCTGAACGCCAGCGCATCCTTCTCCCTTTCTGTGCGCTGGCGTTCACCTTTTTGGAGCTAGATCATGCCAAAACACGTCATGCTGATTGATGGCAATTCGCTTGGAAGCATTGCCCATAGTTTCACCCCCTTGAATGTTGGCAAGATACAAGTGCAAGCCATACATGGATTTTTGCGCTACCTACAAGAACTAACCGGCCAGCATTATCACTACATGCCTTTTGTCTTGTGGGATGGCTATTCATGGCGGCATAAAATCTATCCCGACTATAAGGCCAATCGCAAGCAAGTGGAAACGCCGGCACAGATAAAAGCGCAAATGGTGCGGGCTGAATATAAAAAGCAAGTTCCCATTATCAAAAAGGCCTTGCGATTACTCGGGCTTCCGCAAGCCTTCTCAATCAATATGGAAGCTGATGATTTGGCGGCAATTTTTACGAACCATTATCGTTCACGCGGCAGACGTATCTTGCTTGTCACTGGCGATGGTGACTGGCTGCAATTGCTTGATGCCGATGTCGCCATGAAGGATTTGCACAAACAAAAAATCCTAAAAATTAATGATTTCAAACAAATAACTGGTGTTGATACGCCAAACCAATTCATTGAGATGAAAGCATTAATGGGCGATGCTGGTGACAATATCAAAGGCGTTGGTGGTATTGGCAAGCAAGGGGCAATTGAGTTTTTAAATACTTATGGCTCCTATAAAGACTTCACCAATCTTGCCTTGCTTGATAAAAATTTCAACCTAGATGAATTACCCAAGAAGTTTCGCTCTCTTGTAGAAGATGAGAACAAGGCCTTTGTCTTTCGTCAAAATCTTGATTTGGTTGATTTACGCACAAATACGCGCCCCTCTCCCGCACAGCTTGAGATTGATAGAGGCTTGCCTGATAAAAACAAATCCCGGAGTTTTTGCGAGTTGTTGCAATTCAATTCTTTCCTGAAAAACTTTGATGACTGGATTGCGGTTTTTCCGGCCTTTCGCCCTGATACAAATTTCTAGGAGTATTGCTATGTTCACCGATGAAGAAATCATGAAGTCTCTTGTCAGTGTTATTGGCGAAAATGACAAGGAGGCTACTGTTAGCCAATGGCTTGATATGGGTTTTCCGCCGCTCAACAATGCGTCTAGTGCTGATTGGGAGAAGGGCTTTCCTGTAGGGAGATTGATTGAAATTGCCGGACCACCTTCTTCCGGCAAGACCGCCATTGCCACCAAAATCATGATTGCCGCCCAACAAGCGGACGGTATTGCTGGCTTTATGGATCATGAACATTCATTCAGTTCTGATTTGGCTCAAAATATGGGCTTGAACATCAATAAACGATTTGTCTATAAGAAACCGATTACTTTTGAGCAGTCGGTGGCAATTTTTAATCTTGCCGTGCAGCATATCCGCGAGAAGAAAATTATTGATGCGGCCGCACCGATTGTTTGGGTGTTTGATAGCTTGGCAACCATGATCCCACAATCAACGCTTTATGATGCCAAAGGCAAATTACGTGATCCGCAAAATCTCAATATGAACGACCATACAGCCTTGTCACGAGCAACTGCAACGCATTTTAAGGCCATTGCCATGATGGCAGATTTGCATAATGTTTGCGTGATTTTTCTCAATCAAATGCGCACCAAACTAGGCGTGATGTTTGGTGATCCACGCAAGACTGCGGGCGGGTCTGCGCCAGAATTTTGTTTCTCACAGCGTCTGTGGTTAAGTGCCAAGCAAATCAAAAAAACGCCAAGTAGCGAACCCGAAGGTATGGAGGTGACGGGTAAGTTCATGAAAAACAAGATTTCTGCACCGTTTCGTGAAGCGACATGGCGTTTCATGTTTCAGGAAGATGGTTCTGGCAAATTTGATTTTGAACGCTCACTGATTGATTTTATGGATGACAAAGGCTTTCTTGAGCATTCCGGCGCACCTGGCGCGGTTAAATTTGAAGGCAAGAGCATTAATAAGGAGAGATTGGCTCGACAAATTGAGGCAGAAGGCGCAACGGGCTTTGCCAAGCTGAAAGCACTCTTGCCGCTCAAATATGAAGTGCCAATTGTTGCCACGGTTAATATTGCCAGTGACGAGGAAGAAACTTAAACTCATTTAGCTAAATTATTCTATGGAAATCCAATTCCTCTCATGAGATTTTACTTTCGTATGCCGTAAAGCATGGGAATCATGAGAGGAACAATCAATGCAAGCTATATCTATAAACCAACCGTTCGCGTCACTTATCGTTAAAGGCCATAAGAAATTTGAAACACGCGGACGACTACCAAGTCCAAGAAAATATATAGGTCAACGCATAGCCATTTGTTCAAGTGGAACACGCCTCAAGCAATGGAAGGAACATTGTAAGAGTGAGGAATTTCAGAAATTTTATAATCAGCTAGGATGGCCGGTTATTGATAAATTACCGCACGGAGTTTTAGTCGGCACAGTTATTATTGACGCATGTGAGCCTATGACCAAAGAATTGATAGATTCCGTCATTGATGAAGAAAAAGCCTACGGAGAGTGGAAAATAGGCAATTATGCTTGGAAGTTACGCGAGCCAGAATATTTTACCGAATTTCAGCCTGTCTTAGGGTGGATGGGTTTCTATGATTTAGAGAAGGCTATTTCTGATGCTAAGGAAAAAGGCAAAACGACTGATTAGAAATGGTCGCCGTATCTATGGCGCTATTTATGAATTACCGAGTGGTCACCAAGTCTATCTGGCTTGGCGCACTCAAAGTGAAATATTCCGTGGTGGTGAGTTAACCAATTCCGATGCCCTTGTTAAGCATAAGGCTGCATGGGCATTAGACAATGATACATTGCTGGATTTACGCCGCGAAGGCATCACTATTGTTGGTGTATATGTCAAGGATACAGGCGATAAATATATTACCCATATTGCCAATTTCTTTGACCGCTCAAAATCGAAAGTGATGAATTATGAAAGTCGAGGCGGCGCATTGCAGAGCTACCTGCCGCTTGAGAATTTTGCCATTAGGCTTGGAGCTACAAGAATAAAATAGCCGCACAGTTTCCAATATTGCCAGCATTATAAATGACATACATTCTAGATATTCAAATCACAGAGGAACGCTATGACCAAATATGTCGTTATTTCTGATATCCACGCCCATACATGGACGCTTTTTGCTAAAACCAATCCAGACGGCATTAACTCGCGGCTGCGCATTATTCTAGACGAGATGGAGCGCGCAGCCGCCTATGGCCTTGCGCAAGGCGCAAAACATATGATTATTGCCGGTGATTTGTTTCATACACGCGGCATTATTGATCCAGAAGTGCTTAATCCTCTGCGTGATACGGTTTCGACAATCCTGCAATCAGGAATGAATATTCATGCCATACCTGGCAATCATGACCTTAAATCACGTGATACACAAGAGTTGTCCTCAAGCATTCAAAATCTTGATGGTTTGGAAACCCCAGATGCTGATGGTCATGTATGTGCCTTTAAAGTGCATAATCAGGTTGAGGCTATTAAGATTGGTAAAGCGCTTATTGGTTTTGTGCCGTGGCGGCATAATAAGAACCAAGTTTTGGAGGCGATCAAAGAGCTACAACGGCATCCAAAACATGAGGAAATGGATGTTTTCATCCACGCAGGTATAAGTGGTGTATTGCCCCATAGCGCTGGTGATGAGTTATCAGCAAGTGAGTTGACTGATTTTGGTTTTCGGCATGTTCTGGCCGGGCATTATCATAATCATAAAACTTTTCCTGGTGGTGTTTGTTCTGTTGGCGCGATTGCCCATCATCATTGGGGTGATGTTGGCACAAGGGCGGGCTTTCTCCTGCTTGACAGCGAAAATCCAGATATTCAATATATCCCAAGTAATGCGCCGGATTTTGTTGATGTATCAGGCATGAACGAAGATGAAATGCGTCAAGTCTGTTCTGGTAATTATGTGCGGTTTCGCGGGACAGAAATGACACAAAGCGAACTACTGGCTCTGCGTGGAGAATTGCAATCATATGGTGCATTGGGTGTATCCATTGAAGCGCCACGTGTGAAGGCCAACCCGCGCACCACAACGCCAACAAAAACAACCACAATTGAAGATGCGGTCAATAACTTCATTGATAGCGTCACTTTTGCACCACAGATTGACGTGACGCAAGTGAAAACCATTGCTCAAGAGGTTCTAACAACAAGCCGCCTTGCCTTGCAGGATAGTTGAATCGCCATAATAACCCTGCCGTATTCCAAGCAACAATCACGTAATATCAAAACATGAACATTCGAGAGAATACGCTCTTGATGTGTCCGATTTTAAGAAGGAGTTTTGATATGACCAATACTGTTCGTGATTTCTGGCTAAAGTGCATTAATGGTAAAACAGATAGCAGATCCATTTTGGACATAAAAACCAGACTTGAATGCGCTGATGGTTTTTCGATGTCAGTAAAAGCTGGTGAATACTGGCATAGTGAGCCCGAATATCATTTACCCGATGGTGAATATAGCGCATGGGAAATAGGCTTTCCTTCCGAAGAGGACGAGTTGCTAGAGTCTTACTATCGCAACGTAGGATACTCAATGGGAAATGTTTACGGCTACATCCCTACCGAGATCGTCAATCAGATAATCGCTAAGCATGGTGGGATAGTAGGCGCGTAAATGGCGCATTCACCAATAGCCCTTATTGAAATGCAGGAGATTTCATATGACGCATTTTTCTACCCTTGTCATTATTGACGCAGAAGAAGCCGAAGGTAATATGCAGCAAGCTCTATGGACTATGGAAGAGATGCTTGAGCCATATAAAGAGGCGAGATTTAATCCGATTTCAAAATGGGATTATTGGATGCTTGGTGGCAGTTGGGCTGGCGAGTTACTTTGCAAAGATGGTGCAATTGATAAAGAGCTTGCCAAGCGTGGCAGAGATTCATGGAGAAACGATGGAGTAACGTTTGCGCCAAATCAGGTTGATATTTGTCGCTTTGATATGCTTGACCTTGAAGCGATGCGGCAAACAGCAAGCAATGAAAGACGCTCGCTTTGGGAGAGAACGCAAGAGACAATTGCCAATGCTGGTGATCAGACTTTTTCAGAACAAGAGCTTGATCGGTTAAGAGTTCAATTGTTGCGTCAAGGTGATGTGATCCGCAAGCGTTACATCCGAGAGAGGCCACGAGAAAATTACTATTCGTGGCGCGAGAATTTTCTAACTTCATCAGAAGCGCATCATTTAGCCTTGCTTGAAAACCTTAACGGTTCGCAACCTTACGAGAATATTCAAGACTGGATTAATGCCGTTTGCGGCTTTAACGTTTACGCCTTTGTTGATAGTTGCGACTACTGGCAAGGAAAAAGTCAGATGAGATGGTTCGGCACCTCAACAAATAAAATAGAACCCAAAGATTGGGAAATGACCCTAAAAGAGCGTATCAGAAAAATTCAACCCAATGATTGGGTTGCCATTGTTGATTGTCATATTTGAGGAACGACATATGAAAATCCTGAAAGTCACCATAGAGAACTTCCTTGCCATCACGCAAGGTGAAATTACCCTTGCAGATCGCGGTCTGGTGCTGGTGCAGGGCGAGAACCTTATTGATAGCTCTGCACAATCAAATGGCGCGGGTAAATCTTCTATTGCCGATGCCTTATGTTGGGCGCTTTATGGCGTAACTGCACGTGGCGCAACTGGCAATGAGGTTATTAATACACAGGTTGGTAAAGATTGCCGCGTTGCGGTCATTATACAAGATGGCGATATAACCTATTCCATTCGGCGTCACCGCAAGCATCACGAATATAAAAACGCGCTTACGGTTAGCTTGCGGGATGGTCTAGACGTAACCGATCTCACTAAAGGCACAGACAAACTCACCCAAGAGGCAGTCAATGCCATTATTGGCACGTCATTAGAGGTTTTTCGCGGCTCTATCTATGCAGGGCAAGAAATGATGCCCGACCTACCAGCCATGACCGACAAACAACTAAAGATGCTGATTGAGGAAGCGGCAGGTATTGAGGTTCTGGAGAAAGCCTCCGAAGTAGCGCGTAGCAGACTAAAAGAGGCGAATTTTACTCTGCAATCCATCAATAACGAGTTGGATAAACTCCAAGAGCGCATTGAGTATACTAATAATCACATTGTTAATCTTGATGCTGAAAAGAATAAATGGCAGGAAAATCAAACGAAACTGATTGAAGAATTGCAGAATAAGGCCAAGGAATCTATTGTCCAGTTGCGGCAGGTTAAGGCAAAACTTGAAAGTTTTAACAAAACCAAAATTGAAGAATCTATCGCCAAAACTCAAGCCGAATTTTCTAGCATAAATGAGATGCAAGCTAAATTGCGCCAGCTTGATCAATTGGTCAATAAACAAGCTGTGCAGGTGGCTACTTGTGAGAAAACCATTGAGGCTCAAGTGACACTTATTGAGTCACTTGAGAAGAAAATCGCGGCCTTGCGTAATGAGATTGGCACACCTTGTTCGCAATGTGGGCAAATCATGAATGAAAATCATATTCATAGCAAATCTGGTAACTTGGCGGCAGAGCTTGAGATGGTAGCGACGCAATTAGGCGTCTTAACTCAATCTCTTACCGAAGTAGAAGATGAGCTTGAAAATAGCAAAAAAGCACGTGATGACTTTGCTCAAAACGCTATTAATCCCTCACGCATTGCAGCGCAGTTAAACGACTATCAAGCGCAATTAGCTAAAGTTTTATCTGTAGAGAATGAGCAGAAATTACTGATACAGGCAGGACAAAATATCGCTAAACAAATCAATGACGCAAAAGCAGCGCAATGCCCCTATGATGCGCAGATTGAGAAGGCGCGAAAAGAGTTGACGGACACTCAATACACACTTGGCACGATGCAAACGCGCCAAGACGCCCAAGAATTGGTTTGTCAACATGAAGAAGCGGTTGTGCGTATCTTTGATCCTGCTGGTGTGCGGGCGCGTATTCTGGACGATGTCACGCCGTTTTTGAATGCTCAAACCGAGAAATATCTATCCGCTCTTTCTGATGGGCATATTTCCGCCACATGGACAACCCTGTCTAAGGCCGCGAATGGTGCGTTAAAAGAAAAATTCTCCATTGAGGTCGAAAAAGACAATGGCGCACAATCATTTCGTGGTCTTTCTGGTGGTGAAAAGCGCAAAGTGCGTATTGCTGGCGCATTGGCCTTGCAGGATTTGGTTGCAACCCGTGCCACCAAGCCGATTGAATTGTTTATTGGTGATGAAATTGATGATGCGCTTGACCCTGCCGGGCTTGAACGATTGACGATGATTTTGGAAGAAAAAGCACGTGAGCGTGGCTCGGTTTTCATCATCAGCCATAATGAATTGCGCGACCATGTTAATCAGGTGCTGACGGTGCAAAAGTGCGCTGATGGCACCACCAACATTATTGAGACCTGACGCCTTCGCGGGATTGATGGGCTGGTATTACTGTTATCGGGTAAGCACCTCGCAAAATTCGCGCTCTTTCCACGCTATAACACACAAGACAAGCATGTGAAGCGAACAAAGCGAGGTTGTTAAATGGCAAAAAAGCCAAATCTTAGTCAAGATGACAAAGAAATTTTAGAAAGCGTAGGAACGAAAATCTGCCAAGTTCTGCGGGAGGAATTTTTTGAGGTGTCCGGCACCCCTACCGCTGTTGTCAAATATAAGGACGGCACATTCAAGAACAAGCCAATTGGCGGTCTATTGTTCTATCCCCAATACGCCTATGTTTCCACCAAAAACACACTCATATTTGGTTGTGAGCCGGAGGATTCGCAAATCTGGGATTATACAGAAATTCCTTCCGAAAAAATGGAACTAATTTTCCCAGACATACTGGCTCGGGCAAAAGCGTTGCTATTTGAGGAGGAGGAAGCCGAGCTTATTGAAATCTGGAACGACATAATAATAATATTGTTTGAGAACCACAAACAAGAACATATCAAGGCGAAAGATCAAGAGAAGATTAAATTAGAAGAAATTTACGCCAATCATCCGCTGTTCGGGAGGTTTTAACATGGCGAAAATTCCTGTTGCCGGCCTTGATGGCTCATTGCGTAATTTTGGCATTGTCAAAGGTTACTATGATACCGAAAGCCAAAAACTTGATATTGCAGCCATGTATCTGATCCAGACTGAAAAATCTAAAAACAAGCAGGTTCGGGCTTCATCGGATAATCTGGCTAGGGCGCAGCGAATTGCCACAAATTTGCAGGATTTATTAAGAGATACTGCTGTTGTGTTTTTGGAAGTGCCGAGTGGCGGTCAAAGCTATACTGCCGTGCTTGGTTTTGGTATCACTATCGGCCTTTATGCCAGTCTAGTCGTTCCAGTGGTTGAAGTATCGCCATCCGAAACCAAACTTGCCGCCGTTGGCACCAAGACCGCCAGCAAGCAGGAAATGATTGAATGGGCAGTAGGTCAATTTCCCGATGCTGATTGGCGTAAGCGCAAATTAAAAGGCGAGATGGTTTTAACAAATGATAATGAGCATCTGGCCGACAGTGTGGCAATTATTCATGCCGGTATTCGCACACCCTCATTCAGACAGACAATCGCCATGCTAAGAGCGAATGATCGGATAAACAGCTAAGGATTACGAATATGTTAAATGTAATAAGTCTTGTTTTTATTGTATTTCTGGCTTGCGCGGCCTATACGCTGGTAAGTTATTTTGGCTACCGCAAGGCAGTTGAGGTTGAAGAAATCAGAAGTGAGGAATTTCGGACACTGCTTATAGCGATTAAAAACGCTTACGCGGAAAAAGATTAAAACAGCTATCAATTTTTGGTGATATGGCGGTTATAACTCTTTGGAATTTGATGCCAATCCCAAGGAGTAATTCATGTCAATTATTATTTATTCAAAGCCATCATGTATTCAGTGCACTGCGACCTATCGGGCGCTGGAAAGCAAGGGGCTTAGCTATAAAGTTGTTGATATTTCCAAGGATATGGCGGCATTGGCCCATGTTCAGGGCTTGGGCTACCGGCAGGT